TCCCACCTTTGGTAACAGGCATCTTCACAACGCGGTAATCAACGACCTGAGCATCATCCAGCCAGAAACCTGCTTTAGTGAGTGCGTCAAAAGCGGCTTTTTGCAGATTATCCAGGTCACGGCTACGGCGATCCGGCATGTGGCACTCAATGCGGATTTTCACAGGCATAGCCAGGCCGATATCCAGCATTGCGTTTTTAATGATTCGGGCGACGTTATCGCGGTATGCCTGCCCCTCTGCACTGACGTGCGTGCGCCCGCGATTATGGCGGTAATAGCGATTATTGCTCGGAGGCCAGGGTAATGTGATACTGTAGGTATTCACGCCTTAATAACCCCCTCTTTCAGCCAGATAACCTGTGTTCTCGCCATACCTTCCAGCGCGCATTCTTTTGCATATGCAGCATCGACAAAATGTGTGCGGCGGTCGATTTCGTCGTGGCAGGCAGAACATGCAATGGTGGCAATCAGGTCTGGCGGTTTGATACCGGTACCGCACAATCCAGCCAGCCGGATATGTGCCAGTACAGACGTTTCAGAATTGCCATTACATACGCCAGGGATTCTTACCTGGCATTCCCGACCACGCGCTGCTTTTCTCAAATCAGCCATGATTCCTCCTTGCTGCCAGTCGCAACCATTTTTTATCAACCAGGCTAGCGGTATATCCGAGCAGTGTTGGTATTTCGGATGGCTTCAGCTCAGGCTTACGCTTACGACGATTTGATACTCTGTAGATGTGTCCGTTCATGACACGAATAAGCGGTGTAGCCATTACGCCTCCTGCTTGTCGCGGAGCAGCTGGAACTCGCAGCTCTGCGGAATAGTCAGGTGGCAGCCAATATTCACCGCCCAGGCTTCAACCTTACACAGGAAGACATACATCTCTCCGGTATCAAGATCGGAGGTATGGCGTAACGACTGGATAGTGGTGATATCACCGGTTACGACATCAACCAGGTATTTGGTTTCATAACCGAGATATGTGTGTTTGAGAGCATCTTTTACCCAAGCTGGAGTGGCGAACGTTTTACCCCTGCTGATGAGGTATTCACTGATTTCGCTGTACCACATGTGGCTGAGTGCATTCTGGGAAAGACTGCGTTTCTCACGCCACGGTTTAAGCACCATGCGAAAGCATTTGCCCTCCTCCAGATAAGGCTGGATCTGCCGACCGATAGCGGTGAAGTTGCCGCGATGTAATTTGATGCCGTCTTGTGAGAGGTTCACGCTTCACCTCCGCAGAGGTCAAACGCTAGATGCAAAGAATTGCAGGTGCATTTCTGCATCTGTGAAGGGAGAAGAGAGTTTGGATTGTATGTGCGCATAAACGTCCCCGTTTAGCGCAGAAGTCACCGGAGTTGTTCAGGCTCCGGTGACATAATTATGCCGTGTTGATTTCCCAAAATCAAAATCGATAGAATTGCTCCTTCTTAAAACACTTTTACTCTCTGGAAGCTTTTCTTATCTCTCTTGGTGTTATATTAAAACGATTATGAAATCTTTCAGTAAAACGAGAAGGACACTTATAACCATTTTCTCTGGCAATCTCGCTTATAGGTTTTACCGTCGTTTGTATAGCAGACAACGCATTATTTAACCTCACATCGTCCAGTATACTTTGGAAACTTACCCCCTCGCTTGCTAGACGGCGATGTAATGTAGAAACAGAAATGTAGAGATATCGAGCAACCTTGTTTGCTGTCCATTTTGTGCCGGGTTCGGATAGCAGCAGGTTATAACAACGACTTATCAATGATTGTTTACTATATGATAAAAGTAAATGATTAACATGATTCACTCCTAACGAAAGTAGAACGCCCATTGCTAAGTGCTCCTGAATTTTAGTTGAGAAGCCTCGGGAAACAGATGTTTTTAGTTGCTCCCAACAATATATTAACTCAGGATTCTGAGGTAAAAAGAAACTTGTTTTGTTACGTATTTGATCAGTTACCGTATAAAGTTTTTGGAAACTCTCAATTAAATCAATGGGTAAGTAAAGCATTTCTGCAAGATAAAGCCCTGCTTCAGGATAATTCTCAATATAAAATTCATAACCACAAGGAAATAATATTATTTGATTATTATCAACAGTTAAAGTATGCGTCTCCCAATTGATAACTTTCTTTCCCTGACGGATACGACACAAAGCTGGCATAAGAGGCTTAACCCTATGAATCTCATGATGTTTATGCATCCGTATTTCTTCGATCTTTAAGTTAGTCTTACCTCTTGCCAGCATACTCTCACCCTACTTTATCTCATAAACTGGTGTTATCTCAGCGGTTGCGATTTTATTAGCATTAAGCATATAACCAACTAACGCTCCGCTGGAGTTAGAATCTACAGGAATCTTTTCAGTTTTTAGAGCCCATACTTTAAACTGGTAATGATGTGGTTTATCTCCTTTAGGAGGACATGCGCCACCAAACCCAGCATAGCCAAAATCATTTCGGCCTTGAACAGCACCAGTCGGCAGTTTTGTTCCATCACGTCTCCCTGCATCAACGGGCAAATATGTTACTGTTGCTGGAATATTAACAACAGTCCAATGCCACCAACCACTGCCTGTAGGTGCATCTGGATCATATACAGTTACGGCAAAGCTTTTGGTACCTTCAGGAACACCAGACCAGGTTAATGAGGGCGATGTATTACCACCTTCACACCCAAATCCAGAAAAGACATGAGACGTTGTAAGTTGCTCTCCTGTTTTTATTTCATTACTAGTGACCTGAAATGCTGCAGCCTGCGCAGAAAATGTTATGAATGCCAATACAGTTGAAACGATAAGTGTTTTCATAAAAACCTCTTTGTTATGACCTATCGTTATTTTATTTGATATTCCTTTATCTCATTATGCATAAAGGCGCAATGTTCATGCAAAAGCAATCACAATTGTACCCCCAACCCAATTATTTGCCACAATATACACAAAGCACATTGATACTATCTAAAAACTCTGCTTTATTATTAGTAATACCTACGAAAGTCGGTGTTATTTTTTAACCTACCATTCAAAATACGTGACATACACCATTTTGCTCATAATAATTTGTCACGTATTTTCAGTATTTGAATCTGCGACCAAGAGTTCTCACCTAACAAATGATTAAGATTGTATAGCTCATTTACTACCCCAATACAGCCGTACAAAACTCGCTTGTGGGAGCAAACAAAGTAATTACCCATTAAGTTTCGTCAAAGATAATTAATTCTGTCTTGCACTTTATCACCATAGCATAACTTAAAATCCGAGATCATTATTTAGAAATAAATCTCACCATCAACCATATATTTGAGAGCACTTATCGCCTGCTGGGCGGATATTACTTTCATTAAAGGATAGTGTTTAAAAACAATGCCATTCATAAAATAGATATCACAGGTTTTATTATCCGTATTAATTATGATTTTTTCGAATGTTTTATAGGCAAGTGTACGGCATAACTCTCGTCCATTTTTACTGGTTAAGTCAATAGCATAAAAATCACTGAATGAATTTACACCTTTACTCTTCAAAGTTTTCAATGATACCGAAGCCCTTCGTAATTCCTTATCTAATAGTCTTATTTTCTCTGCTATAGCGGTAACTTCAGGCGCGACAGACAATGCAACGATTAAATTATTAATTTTCATCTGAAGCTCAATAATTTTTAACTCTAAAGTTTCATTAGCATCTTTCTTGTTTTCAACTGGTTGAATTTTGCTACAATTAAAAAGCAATTCATTAATGATATTATAATCAACCAAATCTCTTTTTATTGATGGCCTGTCACATCGATGTAATCTTCTCATCGGACAAACATAATAGCCATGCAAACTTCCAGATACCGCATGAACAATCATGGTATTACCACAAGCCTCACACTTCATAACTGTTCGAAGTAGATTTATTAGCATAGGATTCTTGCTACTATTGCTAATACCAAAAGGTGCCAACCGAATTTCCTGTACAGCGTAAAACAAATCATCTGATATGACTCTGGGATAATAGCCAGCGATTTCACTTATCCCTTTCCCTCTTGCACGATATGAAGGTACGCATATACCTATCAGAGCTTTATTCGCTAATAATTTTTCAATTACAGAAGGTCCCCATGCACTTTCTTTTCCTGAGAAATTCTTTACAGCATGATCATTTAAATACTTGGCTATTGCATTCAATGAGCGCCTTTCCATCCTGAGTTTAAAAATTAGCTCAATAGTTTTCACCCTGTCGGGGTCTGGAACAAAAGCCGTTCTTTTGTCATCTAAGGAGAGCCATCTCGGACAAGACGCCGTCATAATCGTACCTGATTCCAGTGCATCCTGCCGTTTTTTCTTCCATGATAATTTAACCCGACTTGACTTTATCTCGCTTTCTTCATTTGCCCTTTGTGCTATAAGTATGGCTTTTATTAATGAATATGGCTCATTCAAAGAGTCAATATTATAGACTGTATTGTCGCAAAGAGTTATAACATCAATACCGTGATTCAAAATCAATTTCAGACGTTCAATCGCTTCACCGACTTTTTCTCTTGAAAGTCTGTCCAGACTTTCAACTAACAATGTAGTTCCTAGCAATATATAACCATGCTCTATAGCATCTAAAAATTCCGAAAAAGCTCCTGATTGTGCATGCTTTCCTTTGAATGCACTTAATCCTAAATCTTCATATGTTATGGTATCAAGATAATAATCACTATTTACCTTTAACCATTCAGCAATAAGTCTTCTCTGTCGGTTTAATGAGTCGCCAGACATCTGACCTGGTGATGAAAATCGCATATATGCTATGGCTTTTTTCATGGTGACACCTGCTAACGTATGCTTTTATAAACCTTAGTGGTGGGATATAATTTTTGTTTAATTTTTATTTAAAAAGACAATTAAGGTCACATTATCTTGAATATACAACAATAATCGTATTGCAATTTTCTTACGCCATAATCTTGAAAGCACAAAAGAATACATAAAAAATAAAGACATTAACAAAAAGCATAAAACGAGGCTCATATAAATATAAGAGCCTCCATATTTTAGTCGTTTAGAAACAAATTATTTTAATGTGGTGTGCTTCGTGACAATAAATTAATAACCAACACACCGGCACAAATCAACATCATGCCTATAATGGCTGGCAGGTCCAGCCGTTGGCCGAAAAATCCCCATGACAGTAAGCTAATCAGGACAATACCGACTCCTGACCAGATAGCATAAGCAATCCCTGTAGGAATATAAGCCAGCGTCTGAGCTAATAACCAGAATGATGCACAATAACAAATAATTGTACCAACAGATGGCCATAACCGTGTAAAACCTTCTGAAAACTTCATTAAGGTTGTACCAATGACCTCTGCAAGTATTGCACCACCAAGATAAATATAAGGGTTCATAGCATATTCTTTCCTGTTCAAACTGGAGAGAATTGTACTACAGTTTGAACTCAACTCACCTGTTTCATCATTGTGTTCCCATTGATGTTCTTTTATATACCCTCAGTACCCGTTTCATCGCGGCACTCTGGCGACACTCCTTAAAAATCAGATTCGTGCTCACCTTTCCTTCCCGTTCTTCTCTGGTAGCGAACCGGTAATACACCGTTCGCCAGACCTTACCATCAACGACCAGGATTCCTGCCCGCGCCATTTTAGCCGCAGCCTGATTTATGCTGGTTACGGTTGCGCCTGTTACCGCGGCAACGTCCTGTGCACAGAAGCTCTTATGCGTCCCCAGGTAATGAATAATTGCCTCTTTGCCCGTCATACACTTGCTCCTTTCAGTCCGAACTTAGCTTTGATTTCTGCGATCTTCGCCAGAGCCTGTGCACGATTTAGAGGTCTACCGCCCATGACAGGAAGTTGTTTTACTGGTTCAGGTATCGCCTCACCACGGTTAATTCGCGCGGTCATACAGGACAGTTCATCGGCAGCCTTGCGCCGTAATTCCGCGTCAGTCAACGCATTGGCCCGCATGTTCTGATACAGGTTGGTAACCAGCCAGTAGTGCGCGTTTGATTTCCACGGATAAGACTCTGCATCCGGATACAGACCACGCTTCCGGCAATACTCGTAAACCATATCAACCAGCTCGCTGACGTTTGGCAGCCCGGCGGTAACGGATGCTTCTTCCCGGCACCATGCAACAAACTGCCCGGGTGATGGCAGAAATGGTCTATTCTGCCGACGGGCAACACGCATTCCGGCGCTCACCTGTTCCATCGTGGTGATCCCGTTTTCCCGGAAAGCCAGAACCCACTGGCGGCGGATTTCGTTCAGTTCGTTCTGGTCACGATTAGCCAGGCTCGCCGGGAAAGTTGCCAGTAACTGGCTGAATACACCGTTGATTATCTGCGCTACCTGCTGTACCTGCGGCTTTTCGTCGTACTGTTCCGGCATGTTGTTGGCGATCCGACGCATCTGCTCACGGTCAAAGTTAATCATCTGTGCGGCGATGTTTTTCATAGATCCACCCCGTAAATCCAGTCTGTGTTTGTCAGGTCGAGTTTTGGTTTGCTAGCTGTCACGCCTGCCTGTTGCTTGTTACGGTTGATTTCGAGTTGGGTCCACTTGTCGCGGAGTTTGGCCGGACTTAGCACGTTACCGGACCAGAAGTTGTCCTGGCATGCCCAGCGGAACAGCACGCACATGTCG